TTACTCTGTAATAACTACATTGCCAGCAACCGGACCTTTAGTACCATTCTCAATGGAGTAAGAGACTTTTTGCCCTTCAAACAAGGTGCGGAAATTATCGCTCTGGATAGCAGAAAAATGTACAAATAAATCTTTACTACCGTCAACAGGAGAAATAAAACCGAATCCCTTATCGGCATTAAACCATTTTACTAAACCATTCATCTTTTTTGACATTTTGTATTCCTTAATTTGGCCTTCCGGCGAATATGGTTTTATTACAGAAACTACTTAGTGCTTAGTGGGGAGACTCAAAGAAGGGATAAATATAAAACACCTGAAATGAGAACTGCTTTAGTAAACTACTTTGTATTTTGTCTGTTCTTCAAACCGACGCGACCATTAACGCACGGGCGTATATAATAATCAATGTTTATTTTAGCTATCCAGATCTCACGATAGCTGAAAAATATTTCTGGCATTATCCAGGGGTATGTGTATAGTGCAACACGTTATTAGCTTTAAGGAATTTTTTTGTCTCGTAAAATGACAGGAATTGTCAAAGCCTTTGACTGCAAGAGCGGTAAAGGCCTTATCTCCCCCTCCGATGGTCGCAAAGATGTACAGCTTCACATTTCAGCCTTAAGTCTCCGTGACTCAGAAGTACTCATCCCCGGATTACGCGTTGAGTTTTGTCGAATAAATGGTCTTCGAGGCCCCTCGGCTGCGAACGTTTATCTCTCATGACCTGTAGCCGCCCCTCCTGACTTCTGGAATCATAAAAGAGAATTTCAAAACAGGGAGAGTTTCATATGTATCAGAAAATCTATCTCAACGACTGGCTGACGGGCCTTAAGAGCTCATGCTGCACGCTGATAGTAACTCTGCTTGTTTTCATCTAACCTGTTAGTTCAAGACCGGTAAGAGTTGCAATAGCGTTGGCGTACCTGTGTTGCGCCCGTCAGGGTGATATGCTTGCGTTACACCCCAAATGCCTGTGATGCACAAAGGATGAAAGCCAGGCGATTTCTTATCTTGAAGGTTCGCTGAGCGAGAAGCGGGAAATTTCAGGCACAAAAAAACCACCCGTAGGTGGTTTCACGACACTGCTTATTGCTTTGATTATTCTTTTCTTTCCCATGGTACCCGGAGTGGGACTTGAACCCACACAGCGCGAACGCCGAGGGATTTTAAATTCTACGTAGGATCAATGAGTTACATAGCAGTGCATTGCGAAACTTTGCTGACGTTGAATGGTCGTCTTTGCAACCACTGGCAGAAAATGGATAGCCGTAGATTGCGTTGAGCACAGAAACAGCACAGGGTAATCGTCTACCTGGTCCTGTAAAGGAGGTTGTTGCCACACAAGCTAAAGCGCTTGACCTGCCCCCAGTATTCGGTACAACTGTCAGTTAGTATGGACTGACCCCACCCCGGTAGACGATCCTGCCCTATAGTTTGAGTATAGGGGGAGCATATGGGCACACCACGATTTACACCTGAATTTAAGGAAGAAGCCGTCCGACAGATAACGGAACGCGGTTATTCCGTTGCCGAAGTATCTGACCGTCTGGGCGTTTCTGCCCACAGCCTCTACAAGTGGCTACGGGCTATCAAACCGGATAACAGCGAGCAGCATGCCCGGGATTTACTGGAAGCCAAAAGCGAGATCCTGAAACTACGGGCGCAGCTAAAACGTACCGAAGAAGAACGGGATATCCTGAAAAAGGCCGCGCGGTACTTTGCAAGGGTGATTAGAAGTGAGATAAATGAACAGGGATAAGCGAGATAATTGTGGGATTCTGTGGCTGTCCCGGGGATTTATTGGGATGGTTACTGTAAAACCATTACAGACAGTGAAAAACAAATCGGGCAGAGAAATTCTTCATCTGCCCATAATTTTACTCATTATCACCGAAGGAAAACAGCTGTGGTTGACGGTGAGCCATCACTTGTTTGTGTACACGGTGAATCAGCTTCCGTAACCCCCGTTCCGTAATGCCGTACTTCGTACTTAACTCTGCCCAGTTATTCCCCCGAAACTCTTCATAAATCTGCATGTCACGCAGAGACAGCTTATATGCGTAGTCACGAGGAAAGGTGAAGTTTTGCCCGCCAAAGTGAGATGCCAGAAAATCTGCCACAGCCAGCCCCAATTGTTCAGCCTGTTCGGATGATAAACCGTAATCAACGCCGGTCTCAGTAACGTGGTCAGCAACTTCAGACAGCAGTTTATGCCGCTTATGCTCCATTGGTGTTGTCATGGTGACCTCCGGATATCACTTTAAGCCCTGCAGTGCTTCCTGCGCCTTACGTTCGCGGGCCTGCCACTTCTTCAGCGTCTCGATAACACGGCTTGCCGCCAGAGTACTGAGCCAGTCCAGACGACTGACCTCAGTTATACGATGAACATAAACGTTGAGCGCCCGTTCAGTGCGATCCTGGACAAAACCCTCGTCAGCCATTTCCAGCCAAAGTGAACGAATTTTCCTGGACTGATCGTCGGTTGCCGTCAGCTTGTCTTTTTGCTTTGTGCGGATCTTAAAGCCGATTTTTTTCATTGCCTCGAGGGTCTGGTTTAGCTGCTTTATATCCATATCGCGGGTGGAATCAACGCCAGCGTAAGTGTTCAGCAATTGCCGGTACGTCTCGTCATCCAGTTGCAGGTCACGCTTAGCAACATGAATGAGACGGATATAGTGTGTTTTAGTCATAATGCCCTCCAGACTTCCACTCAGCGGAGATGACCTCAGTGGCATTACCGCGACAAGGGTTATCAGCCTTCATACCGTTGCACTGACCGTATTCAACATCGACAAAATCTGAGATGTCTTTGTCTGAGGCGTCATCCGGCACCTCGATTTCGACCGTTATGGTGATAATTTTCATCACACACCTCCTTCCGGGAGCCGGAATTCGTCATGGCGCTCATTGATGATGCAAATTAACGCCTCCTCCTTTTCGCAAAGGCATTCGGCAATTCCGCGTTTGTCGCCATCAAAGGCATGGAGGTCATTACGAACGCGCACAATTTCGAGAATGGCTGCAGTGACTTCTTCAGGAATCACCGGAGAGTTGCCAGCCTTGATCATGGCGGCGCGGCAGGCGTCTAGTGCCCTGAGTGCATCGCAAACTAGATCTTCCCACTCTCCGGTCACATCGTAACTTCCGGCGAGGAGAGCATGCTCGCGTAGCCGAAAGAGTCTTTTTGTCATTTCATCTGGCACCGTTGCCGAGATTGATGGCGCGGGGGTGGCGTAAAACTTCGTGCCTAGCGGCATACGCTTCATCCTGGCGATACCCTTGATGTTGCGATACGTGGACGCCTCCAGATTGACCAAGCCATCCATAACCAGGCCTGCTGGCTGCTCGATGACTTCACCCACCGGCTCTTGTTCGTATGCCGCCAGGAGTGCGCGGGCCAGACTGCGCTGCATGTCGTCATAGCTGCCGCGATATGCGATTTCACGCAGGTCTTCCAGCGTAAATTCGGTGCTCGGTAATTCACTCATTTGTCGTTTCCCTCCCGCCAGACTTCATCGCAGACCAGTACCGCATCCGGGCGACGTTCGTGTATAGCGTCAACAACCAGCTCACAGGACGATTGCGTCGGGTAAATATCGTTGGTAACAGGTAGCGCATCACATGCGTCTGTGCCGCAGGCTGAAACCAGCAAAACAAATCCGGCTAAAGTCATTGCGACCTCCCAGGCTGAACACGTTCCAGCTCATCAAGGGCTGCACTGGCCAACGAGATGCCATCACGTGTGGCCAGCCCGCTGCACCACTTAAGCCATGCCTCAAGCGCGTCTCCCGCCGCTGCCTGACTTTCGGCTTCTGGTACACCCGGCACCAGTAACTCACCCGCACTGGCTCCTTTGCCGTGGCGGGCCGCAACCTCAAGGAACCCTTTCAGGGCAAACTTAGGGCCATGAGCAATGACAATAGTGCCGGAGCCATCAGCGTTTTCAGCCGGTGGCATATCACCGCATTCAATGAGGCCGCTGGCCCAGCACCAGGCAAATTGCGGGGTCAGGTCATAAAAGTTTTTGCAGCCACAGCGCGGGCATACACGGGTAAACACACGTACGCCTTTATATTGGCGATCACGAATTTCCGGTCGCTCTGATTCCATATGCTTATTGCGGCAACGTGTACATTTCACCTGAATATCGTTCATTTGTTGTCTCCGGTTGTATTCCCGATACGCGCCACCGTGGCACCATCAACACCGTGATTGATACTGGCGTTTTTTCCTGCACGGAAACCGGCCATTCGCGCCGTGTCGCCACCACCGCGCACTTTGCCGGATTCACGCCCGGCTGCGCTTGTTAGCCCTTTTTCCACAGTCAGTTTCCTGTGGAAACATTCGATCAGGCATTTTTCTGCCTCCGGAACGGCAAATTTCTGGATGACCTGAAAAACACCATTAACCCAGCCTTCACAAAAAACATCGCCGCGTGCGGTTTTCGTTGCAGTCTTGATCCCCTTACGCAGGCCTGAAATAAACTCACGACGGGCCTTCATCATCTGGCGGGACAGAACGTCAAAGGCATAGGCCGCAATCTGGGGGCGTTCGTTGGGGCCGTAAAACACAGCAGAACGTTTTGCTGGCCAGGCGTCGTAATCCCATGAGATGTAGCACTCCACGCCGAATGCCTCCTGAACCACATGCGCCAGAAAATGCATGTATTTCGGTGATTTTTCGGCATCTGAGGGAGCTGTTTTACTGCCTGCCTCGTTAATGGCCAGTAAATCAACATCGGTTTCGGATACGCCGTGCACCCGCATCAGATCCAGCGCCTTATTCATTGCGCTGGCCGCTTCATTAGCGTTAGTGGAACGGCGGGCCAGATTAAGCAACTTCTTAATCTTCTGAAGATATCTTTCCTTATTATCTGATGATTTCATTGACGGCCTCCGGCGAATAAAAAGAAAGTGGTTAAAGCGCCGAGCGTTACACCAGCGCCAATAAAAATTGAGACGAAAAATAAATTGAACAGAAACCACAGTTCATTCAGCGTAAAACGTGTCGCCAGCCATACCGCTTTACGGGTGGGGCGTTTAATTTTCATTGTCGCTGTCCTCATGCGGAGTAAGGTCAGCGGTGGGAACAAAGGCGCTGTACGCCTGTGCGCAATACGGGCACATCAGAATCAGGTCCACGCCCCAGGTACCATCATCGGCCTGAGCCAGCGTTGACTCGACGTGATCGAGGCTTTCCACCTCGTTATCGCAACGTTTGCATTTCAGTGACATATGCTGTTTTCCTTTTTTCGGCGTGCAGAAGCCCACGGCACTGACGCCGGAAATAAAAACTTGAGGGTTATTTCGGGTTAATTAAATAGCAGCAATATCTAACGGAATATTCACCAGCTTTCCGTCCTTATCCTTTTCCCGGAAATTAATATAGGTTTTGGATACGGCCACAAGTAATGATTCCGATATAGCTTCCATCGCTTTGATCCAGCGTTCGTCCTGAATTTTGACGCGGCGTAGAGAAAGAATACGCCCGGTGTTGAGCTGGCCTTCTTTATCTACCTGGAATGCATCGCTGATAATCGCCCGCAGGTTAGCATTCGCGCCTTCTGACCACTCAGTAACACACTCGTCAATCAGCTCTTTGGCGATCTGTAACTCCGGCCCGAACGTCAGGGTTTCCTGCACGCGGATAGTTACCTGCTGGCTACCATCGAACGTGGGAAAAGTCACATTCCCCTTGGCTCCGCCTCGCGTTCTGCCGTATTTCTCGGCCACAAGGTCAAGCCATGCATAGCACTCATCAAAGGCGCGTTGCTTGAAGTCGCTGAGGTCAGCGCTTTTAACCTTCGCCGCAGCAACCTGTTCCCGGACAAAACTGTCCATCGCCAGATCGTAGTCAGAAATCTGGTTTATTGGCACCAGACGACCTTTACGGTCTTTCATATATTCATCTTGATTAATAGCAGTCATATTTTTACCTCGAATTAAAAGTTATATCGCTGGCTTAATGAATCAGAGATTCCGACCAGATAATCCTGCAGCCATAAAGGTCAATTTCTCCCTGTCGGAAATGGCCGTAACGATCAATGCCGCTCATCGTGAAGCCAGACTTCTGCTCGGTGAAAAAACTTACGCACGGACTGTCACGCGGCACACGAATAACTGGCTTGCCGGAATAAATCATGATGCTGGTGACGGGAGTATTCATCGCATTTAACGCCATAATGGCATTCATCACATCTGCCAGTTGCTGATTAACATTGAGGACCGTTTTCATTTAAACCCCCTTAATAACGTCAGCATTAACCACCGGGACACCGAGCTGCGCCGCCATATTCATGGCTGCAATAACCAGGTTGCTGACCGCCAGAGGATATAAAAGACTGACGACCCCTCTGCGACCGCCAATATTGTTACTGAGCCGTGCGCGAATAGCGTCGGCAGCGGTAGTATCCAGCACCTCAGAGACCTGCTTTCCGGCACGCTCAAATTTGAACGCCAGAAAGCGCTCCAGCTCGGTATCCAGCGGCAGCAGCTCGACCACTTCACAGCGCTGAACCACCTCACGAACCTCCTGATTGCGTTCAGACAGCTTCATCGCCAGTTCCGGCTGACCAATCAGCACAATGGAGAGCAGCTTTTTAAAGCCATGCTCCAGCTCAAAAAAGCGCTTCAGGTGCTTCAGCGTGGGCAGCGGCAGTGAATGCGCCTCTTCAATCACCAGAACGTGGCTGTAACCGGCGTTGCTGGAGTCTTTCAGCACGCGGTGTAACTGGCGGAAACGGGCCTCCTGGCTGCGTTTGACGTTCTCCAGCGGCGCGATGGTGTTAATGATGGCTTCGGCGATGCTGGCGGCTTTCAGGGTCTTCCCTTTGTTGTCGTTGTCCTCCATTGCGATGATGTAGGGTTCAATCACGATGACCGGCGCATTCTCGCGGTGAATACGCTCAATCAGATCGCGGCGTAGCGTGCTTTTCCCTGCGCCGGATTCGCCAATAACCGCCAGGAAACCACCAAAACGGGCAGTCTGAAACAGCGCCTCGCGAACGTAGCGAATGTCCGGTGTGGTGAACACATCGTCAGAACTCTGCATGGCGTCATCCGCGAACGGGTCACGGAAAATACCGAATTGCTTTCTGGTGGCTGGATTTAATACCTGTTTTGCCAGTAACATATTTTCGTCCTCTTCGTTATTTGCCTGTTGCGGGACGGAGGTACTGGCGGATTCCGCCGTCAGTACCTCATCAAACGCCCGAGATAAATCCTGCCCAACACCGCGTGATGTCAGGAATGTCATAATTTTTTGCCGCACCTCTTCAGGGCGACGTTTCGGCCAGATGCCATGGTTAATCAGCTGTGAAACTGCAGGCTGCGAAACAGCTGCAGCCGCAGCAACTTCTGTTTGTTCAATTCCGTGCTGCTTCATCAGGTCTTTCAGTACCAGCATGGGAGCCTCCGGTTAATGACCATTAACAATGCTGAGGCGCGGTGGCTTATTCCCGGCCAGATCCTGCGCGACAGCGTCAATATCGTCTGCCGGAACGCCCTCCGGGTAGCGGCTGACCAGTTGGGCGTAATGTTCCGGGAACCAGTTATGGCCAGCGGCAGTCAGGCGCTCACGCAGCAATTTAGCCGCCTCAACATGGGACAAGGGGCGCTGCTCTATTCGCGGGCCGCGCACCTGACTTTCCTGGCCGCGTTTAGGCAGATACGTCGGGTGATCGTCGCGTTCAATATCGAGATACGGGTTGAAACGCCCACCGAACGGCAGGGCTTTGGCCTTTCTTGCCGCCTCAGTGTCCTCTTTAGTGACGGTACCGAAGACGCGCTGTTCAACTTCTTCGAGGTGTTGCTGGGCCACAGTCTTCGGAAGTGGTTTAAAACTTTCACCAATAACGGGGGCATCGACAGCAAAGCCATGCTCGTCTTTCTGCACCTCATCAACCAGAAAGAAGGATTTCTGGCCGTCCTCACCGGTCATCACAACTTGTGCCTGATCGTCCCGGTAGAGATTGCGGGCAACCATGACCCGGTCATTCACACAGACACCCGGCACAGCGGAAACGTCGTACTGCCTCCCCCGAAACCTCACCCGGACAAAGCTGTCCACTTTGCAGCTGACTGGCGCGGAAACCGCCGCTTCCCGGCAGACGTCAACAGAGGGAGCCTTGACCAGTTGCTCTTCGGTGATCAGCAACCATTTATCCGTGCGGGCCATACCGTAACGGCTGTGAATGGCCGTGCGGTTGAACTTCATCCGCCACAGACGCGCCAGGCGGTTCAGTTCGTCTATGCTCTCCACCCGACAGAAGCGCAGGCCATGTTCGAAATCCCGTTCGAGGATGTCACGGGCCTTTTCCACTGAGCCGGTGGCGCGGGCGTTCCTGGCTTTGTGCGCAATCAGTCTGATGCCAAGCGCCTGACACAGATTACCCATCGTGGGGGACTTCAGGGCCGCACCGGGGTCGGTGAACAGCACTTTTGGAACACCGTGTAACAGGTCAGCGCCACCGCGCTCCTGCATCATGTTGATCAGGACAGAAGTGAAGTTCTCGGTGGTTTCGCCGCCGAAACGGTACTCCAGGTAGATCCAGCCAGTGGTATGGTCGGTCCCTTCGAAAGACCAGACGCGATCATTGACGACTTTTGCCACATTGGCGGGCTTGTTCTTGTTGAACTCTTTCTCATCCATGATGCGCAGTCCGGTATCCCCCTTGACCCCTTTAGCCGGGTTCTTGAGGTAATACAGAACACAGATAGACGCATCCAGCTGCCAGACGTGGTTCGGATGACGGCTGGCCAGCTGTACAGCGGGTGCCGGAGCCCGTAACTGGTCAGGGTGCAGGCGGTACTGGCGCAGGGCACGAATAATGGCGCTGGCGGACAGCGGGACCATCTCACCCGTGGATTCATCGAGTCTGCCGCTGACAATCAGGCCGTTATCGCGCAGGCTGTTGATGGCTTTTTCCACGCTGAGGGTGCGCTTGCCCGTCCCGCGAATGGTCTCCATCAGGGTGCCCGAAATGGTCATGGCCTCATCCCGGGTCAGCGCGGAATCACCGGCGTCAGAGCGCTGTTTTCTCGGTTTCTGCAGTCGGACGGCATTCAGTTTTTTGAGCAATGTGGCACGTGACATACACAACTCCTCGCAGGCGGCCTGATAAACTGCTTCTTTATTGCCATGTCCGGCGGCGCTGGCCGCTTCGGCGATAGCAACAAGTCGTTGAGTAAGGACTGGATTCATTCTGCCCCCATGAAAGTCGAGGATGTTTTTATGACAGAAAGTACCGAAGCCCTGGGTTTTGCCTTCAGAAAACTCGTTGAGGCCCTGCATAAAACAGGAGCTGTAGACGCCCGGGCTGTTGCCAGAGAAATAGAACGAGACCAGGATGCACCTGCTGGCATTGCCGGGGAGTTAACATCCCTTGCAACTGACATCAGGAAGCTTGCCGGGGATGCAGAAGCATCGCTTAACGGATATTCACCGGCACCGTGGGGGTATACGTTTGATCTCATCGTTCAGTACCTCATCATCAAAGAGAGTTCGTTTGATCGTCTGGACTTTGCCCGGTACCTGGATCTTTGCCTGACGGGGATGGAGAATCATTCGGCTCCTGACCACCTGCTTCGGGCTGTACGGGACCTTGCTGACTACAGCCGGGGGACCCGGCATCTTGACCCGATACTTCGGACGTCTCTTTCTGATCGTTCCTGCGGGACCTCTGACGATGAAAATCCATGATGTTTTCTACTGCGACCCACGCATGGTAGGAAAGCTCAAGCCTTCTGGCCTGCTCCCGGGTTTTAACGCCATTGCGGAAAGGGGCCAGCATCTGTTCCGGCATACCCTGTTCCAGGGCGCGATCAAGGAGTGTATGAAGCTCCTCCGTACTCATAAATTGCGTGGCATAATCCCGCCCCTTCGAGGCTGAGGTTTGCTGTTCTGGCCGGTTTTCGCAGTATTTCTGGACGATTTCGGCGGCAGTCAGTTTCTCGCCATTCGGGTTAATCTGAGCGAGCTTGCTGTCCAGAACACGCTCCTGATGCCCGAGCTGGATCTGACGGATTTTGCCCTTCAGCATGCGCTCCATCGCCATCATGAAGGGCCTGGTATCTTCGGCGGTTACAGTCAACTGCAGCTGGCTGTCTCGTGTGGTGATGGTGAAACCGTTCGCCATATCGGGTACATGGCGGCACAGGGCAGCGCCCAGCGCTTCGGGTGAGTCAATAACAGCAGTCGTTTTACGCATTATTTTCATCCTCTTGCTGTGATTCTTTTACCCAGTCCGGAATCACGCTGGTTTCCCGCGCTTCCGGAAGACTGAACTCCTGACGCAACTCTTCAAACTGCGCCTGAAGGTCGTCGAGAAGACCGGCCATCATGCCGGTGTGGTTGATGCCGGTGCGCTCGGTATGCTCGGCCAGCGCGTTGAAACCGCTTTTAAGGTCGAAGAACGCGCTGAGGACGCCGCTTTTAAAGCCGGTCACTTCCGTTTCAAGCGCCACACCTTCGTCGTCAGGTGTTTCAGTGGTGGAGCGGCGAACAAGGCGGGATTTGAGCTCCTCCTTTTCATTTCGCATTGTGCCGAGTTCGTCTTTTTTCTCGGCCAGCATCTGGCGGCTGATTTCCAGGTCAGTTTTAAGTTCTTCTTTCTCACGGGCATGTTTGGCGATCATCTCTTCGGCCAGATCCAGAAGTGCGGTTTTGTCGCCTTCTTTGGCCACTTCAATCAGGGCGCTTTTCTGGTCCTCCGGCAGGCGGCGGAACTGACGCAGTTCCCGGTAGCCGATACCCATACGGGACATGGACTCCAGGGCTTCTTCGCCGAAGGCGGTAAGGTTGGCAATATCCAAATCTGCTTTATCTACAGATATTCCGAGAACGCTGCAAAACTCGTCCCATGTTCCCAAAAACTCCGAACCGTTCGGTGTTTTCTTGCCTTTTAGATTTCGGTACAGCTTGTTTTCCTTAACAAAAGCCAGTTTAGAAGTCCGAACCGTTCGGGAAAATTGCTCAAAAGCATCAGCCATCTGAGCCTGACCCAGCAACTGGTTCAGGAGGTCGCGTTCATCATTCATGTGGCTGCTGACGGTGGCCATCAGGTTCTGGGTGGCTTCCAGTTCAGGGTTCAGTGCCACGTCAGGTGTTAATTCGGTTGGTTGTAGTCTGGTGCGAGCCATTGCAATTCCTTAGCGACCGCCAGCGATGATGCGCTGGTTAAGTTCATCAATACGCCCCTGGGCACGGGCAATTTCATTACTGTGAGCAACAGCGATCTGCAGAACCTGAACGCTCAGGGCGAATCGCCCAGTATCGAGTTTCTGGGCCAGTCCCTCTTCTATAAGAGTGTTGAGGGCGCGGTTGATATTGGCTGGAGATTCGTCCAGTGCCTTTGCAAGTTCGCTGTTAGATCGGCCAGTCAGTGAAGCCCCTTTGAGCGCCTTGAGTACGCGCAGGATACGGCCACCGGATGTGGATGTGATTACTTTGTTCATGTCACATACCTCTTTTCTATATATGAAACACTGTTACACTTATTGCAGTATTTCAGGCTGCAACGTTGCCGGGTTTAAGGCCCAGTTTGACGGCGATCTCGTGAGATTTACCGTAATTGGCCTTGGTCTGACCGTTGAGAACACGGTAGACCTCATTCCGGGTGTAGCCGTTCTCTTCTGCCCAACGGGTGAAGGTAATCCCGCGCTGGCGAAAGAGAGATTTAACTTGTTCTGCTGTCATCGCAGTCATCGTTGTCTCCCTTGTTGATGCAATGATGTTTGCCTTATGTGTGGTATATTGTTCCCAAACGGGAATTTAATCAAGAGATATTTGTCTCCATTCGGGAGCTTTATGGCAAGAAACAGTACCCCTCCAGACGAGAAAACCATTGGGGGAAGAATCCAGCTTGTAAGAGGGACTTTGACTCAAGAAGAATTTGCCAAGCAACTTGGTATAGGCCGTACTACGCTGATTCGATATGAAAATAATGAGCGCTCGCCTGACGCAATATTGCTTCGTGATGTGGCATTGAAGTTTGGGGTTGATCCTAGTTGGTTGCTTTTAGGTATAGGTGATGCACCCGATCGGGAACATGTTTCTAAAGAAAAGCAAGCGCTGTTGGCGGCCTTTGATGAGATGACTCCCGAGCAACGGAGGGCGATTCTTGAGGTCGGCAAAGTCCTCGTTCAGCCAAAACCAAGTAAGTTCGCAGGATAAAAGCCAATGTTGACAATAATAAAGTGGTCAATCTGTTTGAGTATAAAAAACGAACTCCTCCGACTATTACAGAAGACTAAGGCTATGAGCTTCATTTAGAACATGGCAATTAAGGAATACGTATGCGCTTTTTATTAATCCTTGCTTTATGTTTACCGTTGCTGGGGTGCGACTCAACCGATGAAAAAGTCATTAAGGTTGCAAAAAATGCAATTGCGGAACAGTTGATGGACCCTGATGCAGCGAAGTTTTCAGATGTGTATGTCCATAGAGGAGAAAGTGGGGTAGCAAATGACTCAAAACAGAAGAGCAAATACCAGTATTTCACTGTGTGCGGCTCAGTTAACGGGAAAAATGCGTTTGGAGCCTATACAGGTAAGACAAGATTCATGGTTTCTCTAGTGAACGTTGATTCTGAAAGCAAACCATCGGTTATCCATTCCGTTTATGAAGATGAAGGTCTTAAAAAATCAGCGATTACCCCACCAAAAACAGAAAGTCCTCAATCATTATTTGAGTATATTTACTGGAACAAAGACTGCGTTGATGAGCAACATCCCAAGACCTATACTGGGAAAAATTAGCTATCACGTAAGACCAAAATTGGTCTTACGTGATTTGGTCATCAGAAATTACTAATAATCAATTCCCGTTTTACTTCCTGCGTCAGCGTTGTTTGCAGGCTGTATCGGATATCTACAGTCTCAATGTGGAAGCCAGTGAAGATCCTCCTCATTTCCTCAGTATCGTTCAGTGAGATAATCATTCTGCCCTTGATGGTTTGCCCCAGAGCAGCCATTGCCGCGTAATTCTCAAAGCCGAACTCTACGCCATAGCCTTCCGTCTGCCAGTACGGAGGATCACAGTAAAACAGGGTATGTTGGCGATCATACTTTTTGATACAGGCCTCCCAGCCCAGATGTTCAATTGTCGTTCTGCTCAGCCGCAAGTGTGCCTGTGACAGCTCCTCCTCTATTCGCAACAGGTTCAGTCGGGGTGGGCTGGTTGTTCCTGTACCGAAGGTTTGCCCCTCCAGTTTTCCGCCAAACGACTGCTTTTGCAGGTAATAGAATCGTGCTGCTCGTTGAATGTCTGTGAGTGTTTCCGCTGGCGTCATTTGCAACCAGCGGTAGATATCCCTGCTGACCAGAGCCCAGCGAAACTGCCGTACAAATTCATCCAGATGATGCTGGATGACGCGGTAGAGGTTGATAAGCTCACCGTTAATATCGTTGATAACCTCGGCTTTGCTGGGTTCTTTCATAAAATAGAGTGCAGCTGCGCCGCAGAACGGTTCCACGTAGCAGGTGTGTTCGGGGAATAACGGCAGAATATGACGGGCAAGACGACGCTTCCCGCCAATCCAGGGGATGACCGGCGTTGATTTCATATGCTGTAAGCCTTTTTCATTGAATGAAAATGCAGTAGGCTGAATCTGTCTCGCGAGACGGACTGAGCCATGATGTGACTCACAGGTTTGTGCTGTGTGTTACTGGCCCGCAGGATGTTTGCGCATCCTGCGGGTCGCTCTTTCTCCAGAAACGCTAGCACTTAGAAAACGATAATTAATCTGTCCGTGGACTAATAAAATCTGGGGGACTGGATGAGTAAATTTCAAGAGATTTGCGCGGCTTACAAAGATTCTCAGGATAGTTTTATCGCCTACCGGACCAAGTCTACGGATTTTGCAATTGGTCTGGGGAATCGGTATATCAAATACCTGGGCATAACTAAAGAGAACTTCAGATGGGTTCCGGCGACAGATACATCGACGGAAAGAGACGGTATTACTATTCCTGGTGCTATGCATCTTGATGACGATACCTACTGGCATCTGGGAATGAGGATAAAGATATTTTCAGCACTCAATGTTTTCCCCCAGCAGTCGCTATTGATAATTTTTAAATTTAAACAAAAAGATAAAGATACGTTCGAAGTGATGGTGGATGGTGACGATAAGAGATGTGTCATCGACACCAGTAGTGATGCGTCATACACGGTTTTCTTCGACCATTTACAGAAAATTATCATGGGCCTGTATGAAGATGACCTGGCTAACTTTTTGGCATCGCAGCAAGAGACCAGGACAATTGGTTTTATTTAATTCTTCAATCTGACTTAACTGAGCATTAAATTTATAAAGGATATTCAACATGAATGATAAGTCGAAACAAAAACCATCTGATGGTCTGCCAAGTCAAAGGCCCGGTCATTCTGGCCCGATAACAGAAAACCATAAAGACAAGCGACCTACAGACTTTGGTGATGTGCGCGATGGTATTGTAATATCGAACACATTCGCTCCACCGGACCCACTTCCAACAAAAGGGGATAAAAATGGAGGAAGCACAAGATAACATCACCAAAAAATGGCATCACTTGCTGTTTGATATCCGTCGTTCTGTAAGGTATCACAACCGTCGTCGGGCGTTTTACGACAGGTTAGATCAAGTCAGCAATATGTTATCCGTGATGCTGGGTTCAACAGCCATTTACGGGGTACTCGAACAATCGTGGAAAACCGTGGCACTTGTTGCCCTTGGGTTAGTTACTGGTCTATCAGCTATTAATCTTGTGTTGGGGTCTTCCCAGAGGGCACGCCTTCACTTCGATCTGGCACGTCAATTTGTAGAGATCGAGAAGGCGATGATGAAAACCGAACCCTCGGAGGAAAACATCGCTGAGTTCACAGATAAGCGCCTGACCATCGAAATGGATGAGCCGCCGGTTCTCCGCGTGTTGGATGCGTTGTGTTATAACGAGCAGCTTCGTGCCATGAATTATCCGAAATCAGAAATGGTTAGCATCGGCTGGTTCCAGCGTAAGATGGCTCCTTTTATTGACGTTCACAGCGATCAACTGAAGAAAATAGGTAATACACCTCAACAACAGAATTAATCTTCAGGAAGCCCGATATCTGTCGGGCTTTTTTCTGCCCGGGGGCAAATTACTCTACACCCCATACTGACACACACTATCTCCTGATCTATTCAGCCCACGGGCACATTCATCTTCAGGAGTCACCTCATGTCGTTACTTCACAAGGTCCGTCACCAGCGGCTGCGCAACTGGATCATCCTTGCCGTTGCGCTGCTGGCCACTATTGCCATCATTTCCCCGGAACAGCTCGGCGTCACGCTGTACAAACTGTCGCTGGTCGCTATTGCAGCCATTCTGGGCTACCACCTTGATCGGGCGTTGTTTCCCTATGCCAGCCCGGGGAGTTATCTGCTCACTGACTGGAAACAAGGTGCTGCCGACCGGAAAGCTACGGTCGGTGAGATTGAGTATTCCGTCGGAAGTCCTGAATACCCCGTGGCAACGGGTTATGAGCTGATTTTTGCGGCCGTTCTGTTGCGACGGGCGCTGATTGTCGCGGCGATCTGCATCGGCGTGACAATGGGGCTCTGACGATGATCCGGCTCGTGCTGTCCATCATCCTGCTTTGTCTGCTGAGCGGCTGCCATCCGGCCTTTGCAGCCAGTATTCCGGTTGAGGCCCGGCAATATCAGCGCGAACTGACCCGCAACGCCCGTGCCATCTGGGGGCTCAGTGCTCCCGTCTCTCTCTTTGCTGCTCAAATCCATCAGGAATCACAGTGGAACGCCCGTGCCCGCTCACCGGTCGGGGCGCAGGGGCTGGCCCAGTTCATGCCTGCCACCGCCAGCTGGATTGCCGGTATTTATCCCGACTCACTGAAAGACCAGCAGCCGTACAACCCTTCCTGGTCGATGCGGGCGCTGGTGCAGTACAACCGCTGGCACTGGCAGCGCATTACAGATACCGCCAGCGATTGTGACCGCATGGCCTTTGTGCTCTCGGCCTACAACGGTGGTCTGGGCTGGGTTCAAAAAGACCGGAAGCTGGCCACCCGTCAGGGACTGGATGCCCGTCGCTACTGGAATCAGGCTGAAAAGGTGAATGCAGGTCGCAGCGCCGCTAACTTTCGTGAGAACCGGGGGTATCCCCTGAGAATTATCTACACCTGGCAACCGCTGTATCTGGCGGCAGGCTGGGGGCCAGGAGAATGCAATGATGCTGACTGACGCGGTGAAAGTGATTGGCCGTTACCTGTTGTGGGGAGGGCTGATACTGGGGTCTGTCTGGTTTATCTGGCAGCAGGGATATGAGCGTGGCGCAGATGCTGTGCGCCTGGAGGTCGCCGGTCAGAAGACGCAGCAGGCCGGTGACGCCCTGAATCAGTTTATCGACGGCACCCGGCAGCTTACAGCCCAGGCCAATCAGGCCAGCACACTGCTGGCCCAACAAATCAATGCCCGCCAGCAGGCGGATGAAAAATCCACGGAGACCATTCGTGAGGCGCTTAAAAAGAACGCTGCCAGCCGTATTCGTTGTGTGTTTGATGCTGGTGTCATGCGGGAACTCGCCGGAGCCCATGAAAGAGCCGCAGCGGTCGCTTCCTCTGGTCTTACCGGCCAGGCTGACCGTACCGTGCCCACGTCCGGTATTTCCGGCCAGTAGCAGCATGGACGATATTGCGATAGCGCAGAAGCAGTTATATGACCAGTACGGCCTTTGTGCCGGGCAGCTGGTTGATGTCATTACGTGTGCCCTGGAGGGTAACTGTGGGAATAAATGAATTGAGGTTCGACTGGGCATTTCTGCAATGGGTGGTGATGGCGGTGGTCGGTATTTATACCTGGCTGATTGGCCGCCAGTCGGCCAGCCAGAAAGAGTTGCTGGAACTGCGCACACGAATAACCACCGTTGAGGCGCAAATTAAATCGGTGCCGACCCAGTCTCAAATCACTGAACTCATCAGCAAACTGAGTCGCACGGAAGCGCAGATGAGCGGGATGCAGGAGCAGATGGCGGCGACCTATCGCCGTACAGAGAACATTGAATCCTATCTGCTGCAGAAGAAATAACGGAGGACCCATGAATTTTGCCAGTTTTTTGCGTGAGGACCAGCGTCTCGTCATGCTACGGTTTTTGTCCGAGATGCCGAGCTACAGCTCCAACAGTTCCGTTATTTACCAGGCTCTGACCCGCTATGGTCATGCGCCAAGCCGTGACCAGATTAAATCTGAGCTGCGCTGGCTGGAAGAACAGGGCCTGGTGACGGTTGAGGATATCGAAACGGTGCTGGTTGCCCGGCTGACCGAACGTGGCGCTGATGTAGCTGCGGGTCGGGCTATCGTTCCGGGCGTAAAACGTCCCGGCGCGGGAGGTTGATATGGGCCGTAAATCGACCGTTCACCGCCTGGAGCCTGACGTTCGTTCCCACATTGAACGCCGCCTGCGGGAAGATCGACTGACGCTGGATGAGTTGCTGGCTGATATCCACGAGCACTTCCCGGGCGAGGATGCGCCCAGCCGCAGTGCGCTGGGTCGTTATAAGCAGACGTTTGGCGAAATGGTCGGGCGTATGCGCGAGCAGGACCAGATGGCCCGCCTGCTGGTCAGTGAGCTCGGTGAAAATCCAGACGAACGTGCCGGAGCACTCATGGTTCAGGCCGTCACCACGCTGACCACCCATGCGGCATTTACCGCCCAGCAGGCTGAAGATCCGGATATTGATACGGTGCGCCATCTCGCCCGCGCTGCCAAAGATGTTCTGCAGTCCCGCAAAGCCAGCCTCGACGAACGCCGCGAAATTGAACGTACCGCCCGAGAGCGCCTGCTACGTGAGCAGGAAGAGAATCTGAAAGAGACCGCCCGGGCACAGGGGCTGAGCGAAGATCAGGTGCAGTTCTGGCGCGAGCGCGTATTGGGGATCAAGTGATGAAACCATTAGCGTCCACCATCCGTACCGTTGAATGGGATGAGCTTCCGGCTCGCGCCCGGGAAATTCCGTTCGGCTTCAACCCGTTTGCCGACGGCGTGCTGATGGCTCACCAGGTGGAATGCCTCAAATATGACGTTTCTATCCTGGCTATCCCGAAGGGGCGACGAACCGGCATCACCTTTGCCTGGGGACTTAACTCCACCCTGATAGCCGGTGCGCAAAAAATCGCTGGCGGCGACAATGTCTATTACATCGGCGATACCAAAGAGAAAGGCCTGGAGTTCATTGGCTACGTGGCCAAATTTGCCCGCGTCATCGCGGCCCAGCAGGCGCAGGATGTCTCGGCGATTGAAGAGTTTCTCTTTGAAGACCAGGACGAACAGGGCAACACCCGGATGATTGCCGCCTATCGCGTGCGCTTCGCCAGCGGTTTTCAGGTGGCGGCGCTCTCTTCCCGTCCGGCCAACATTCGTGGTCTGCAGGGCGTGGTGGTTATCGACGAAGCGGCATTCCATCAGGATGTTCAGGGCGTACTGGACGCGGCGACAGCGCTGCTTATCTGGGGCGGGCGTATCGTCATCATCAGTTCCCATAACGGTAAGAACAACCCGTTCTGCCAGTTCTGCAACGACATTGAAGCCGGTCGTTATGGCGATGATGCCGCCGTATTTACCGTTACCTTTGATAACGCAGTCGCCAACGGTTTGTTTGAGAGGGTCTGCGCCATGAAAGGCGAAGCGGCAACCGTCGAGAGTAAAAAGACCTGGTATAACCGCATCCGTAACGCCTATGGCCCCCGCAAGGCAGCGATGCGTGAGGAACTGGACGCTATCCCCCGCGACGGTAACGGTATCTGTATTCCCGGGGTCTGGATCGAGCGGGCCATGCCGGAAGAACGACCAGTCATCCGTCTCGCGCTGGATGATGACTTTATCCATATGACCGAGGCAGAGCGTGCCGCATGGGGGAATGACTGGATTGATAAGGAACTGCGCCCGGTGATGGCGGAAACCCTGAATCCGGAGCTGCGCCATGTGTTCGGTATGGACTTCGCCCGCCACCGGCACTTCTCCTCCATTGTACCGATGGCCATCATGCAGAATCTGTGTCGCAACGTTCCGTTCCTGCTGGAGCTGAACAACGTCCCGTCAGCGCTGCAGCAGCAGATCCTGTTCTGGCTTATTGAGCATCTTCCCCGTCAGTCCGGGGGGGCGATGGATGCCACCGGCCCGGGGATGGTGCTGGCCGAGTATACCGCCGACCGCTATGGTCGCCCGCGTATTGCCGAAATCACCCTTAACCGCAAGTGGTACGGCTTCTGGATGCCCAAATTCACCGGTCTGTTCGAAGACAGCATGATTATGCTGCCGCGCGATGAAAATACCGCGCAGGATCTGCGGACAGTGGAAAACATCGATGGCGTACCGATGGTAGCGAGCCTTGAGAAAAAAGACCTGAAAGACCCTGAGCTGGTGCGTCACGGCGACACTGCGATTGCCGGTTGTCTGGCCAACTATGCGGCGCTCAATCTGGCCACCGAGATAGCGTTTGAATCCACCGGTGAGCGCGATATTTTCCGTGTGCTGTCCGGTTTTGGTGACAGCAGCAGCGCCGGTGAGTTCACCGATACCGGGTTCGGTACCGTGCGTGGCATTAATGACTTTGGAGGATACCTGTGAGTCGCAAAAAACAAACCCGACGCGTGTCATCAAAGCCATCCACGCCGCGCCCGGAGCCAGGACGCGAGTTTGCCTCGACCGGTGACGGACGTGATATCACCCGCCCGTGGATTGGTGCGCTGGCAATCTCTGACGACAGCGTTCTGCAGCATCGTGGTACCCCTGACCTTAAAATTTATCGCGAAGTGCTCAGTGACGATGAGGTCAAGTCGGCCTTCAGTCAGCGGCAGGACGCCCTGATTTCCCGTGATATTAAGGTTGAAGCCGGTGGCGAGCGACCGGTGGATATTGAGGCGGCGGACGCCATGCGACTGCAGATTGAATCGCTGGGCTTCGACCGCATTACCCGACTGATGCATTACGGCGTGTTTTACGGTTACGCAGTGTCGGAGTTGATTTACGGCGTCCGGGATAACCTGTTGTGGATTGACGACATTAAAGTTCGCGACCGCCGCCGCTTCCGCTTCAGCCCGAAAGGCGAGCTGCGCTTGCTGACCCCGCAGAACATGATGGCCGGTGAACCCTGCGAGGGACCGTATTTCTGGTCATTCTCCACCGGGGCTGATCATGACGACGAGCCCTATGGTCTGGGGCTGGCACACTGGCTCTACTGGCCGACGTTCTTCAAGCGTAACGATATCAAGTTCTGGCTGATTTTCCTCGACAAGTTCGGGATGCCGACCGTCGCCGGGAAACATCCTGAAGGTGCCACGCCTGAGCAGAAGCGTAACCTGCTGGCGCTGACCCGCGCCATTTCGACCGACAGCGGCGTCATTATGCCCGAGGGGATGAGCGTCGAACTGATGTCTGCAGCCCGTTCAGGTGCAGCCGACTACCAGGCGATGTACAACGCTATGAACGAAGCCATCCGGCGCGTGACGGTTGGCCAGATATCCAGTTCCGGCGGCGCGGCGAAAGGCATCGGGGGGAATGAGTCCCTGCAGGACAAGGTGCTGGATTCTATCGTTAAGGCCGATGCCGATGTTATCTGTGAATCCTGGAACCGTGGCCCGGGTAAATGGTTTACCGAGTTTAACTTCCCGGATGCGGCAGTACCGGTGGTCTCCCGCGTCTTTGAAGAGGCGGAAGACCTCAAGGACCGTGCCGAACGCGACAAACTTATCAGCGAGACCACCGGCTATCGTCCGACGCTGGCCACCGTTAAGGAGACCTACGGCGGTGAGTGGGAGGCAAAGCCTGAGCCGGTATCATCTGCTCCCCGGGCCGCTGCGCCGTCATCATTTGCAGAGCATGATCCTGACCATAGCGATACTGCCACGCTGATGGCCGGTCGCCTCAACACCGAACTGCGTCCGGTTATGGATGGCTGGATTAACCAGATAAAAGCGCTGGTTGACCGGGCTGAAACCGCCGACGAACTGCGCGACGGCCTGACCACGCTGATACCTGATATCTCCCTGGATGACTATGCCCGTATTCTGGGCGAAGCAATGTCTGCTGCCGCGCTGGCGGGACGCAACGATCTGCTGGAGGAAATGAATGGCCGGTAATGTCAGCTATGGCTCGCTGCCGTTCAGCGAGCAGATCGCCTTCTTCCGTCGCAAGTTCAACACAAAGACCGATGCCTGGACGGACGTCTACGGCCCGGAACATGACGATGCGTTCATGGTGGCTGGCGCTAACCGCGATGCATTACTGGCAGACCTGCGGACCGCCGTTGAGAAAGGTCTTGATGGCGGTACGCTTGACACTTTCCGCAAGGATTTTGCGGCCATTATTGCCCGCTACGGCTGGAGCTATAACGGCGGTTTTGAGTGGCGCTCACGCACCATTTATGAGACGAACCTGCGCAGCGCTTACATGGCCGGGCGGTATCAGCAGCTGATGGATATGCGGGATACCCACCCCTACTGGGAGTATGTCCACAGCGATGTGGTTGAGGAACCGCGTCCGGAACATCTGGGGTGGAATGGCATGATACTGCGGGCAGATGACCCCTGGTGGATTTACCATTTCCCGGTTAATGCCTGGGGCTGTTGGTGCAGCGTGATAGCCCGCACCGAAGAGGACCTGAAACGGTTGGGTAAAGACGGCCCGGATACGGCTCCTCCGATTAAATTCATTGCCCGTGTTATTGGCCAGCGCAGTCCCGGTGGCCCGAGGACCGTTATTGTGCCGGAAGGGATTGATCCGGGCTTCGAACACACCCCGGGCCGCAGCCGCCGCTTCAGCGCGGTGCCACCGCCCCGGAGCGGCAATCCGGTCGGTGATGGACCGTTCACGCCGGTAGCGGAAGCCCCGGTCAACCCTGCACCACTGCCATCGCCGCGTCCGGCTCCGGTGCCTGAAGCCGATACTGACGCGGTGGATGCGTTCCTGCAGCTGTTTGGCGCGACCGGCGATCAGGACGCGGCGTTCCGGGACCCGACAGGCCAGCGCATCGCCATTGGCAGTGAGATGTTCACTGCACCGGATGGTCAGGGGCACATTCCCCTGACGCTGGCACAGGCGCTGCAGCTGGCAGAGACTATTCGTAACCCTGACGAGATCTGGGCGCAGATTGTCTGGTTGCCGGAAGAGCAGCAATCGCTGGTGAGGCGCTATTACCTGGCGCGTCTGCAACAGGGAGGTGAAGCGGACCCGCTGTCGGTGGTGTTCGCCACCGGGCGCGATGGCTGGGCCGGGAATGTTTCATCTGACGATACGCTGTTGCAGTCTCTGCGCCAGGGTATTCAGCTTTGGCGCAGGGAGGACTGACGATGTCGAGTATCACGCTGACGTTTGATGCTCAGGATGCGCTGAGCAGACTGTGGGACGCGCGGGAGGAGATGATGCTTCCTGCGCCACTGCTACGTTCAATGGGGGAACGGCTGCTGGAATTTCACCAGCGGCGTTTCCAGGAACAAAAATCGCCTGACGGTGTTGAATGGGCGGCACTTACCCCCCGATACCAGCGGCGTAAGCGGAAGAACGCGGAAAAAATCCTCACCCGTGACGGTAATCTGCGTAACACCCTGCGCTGGCAGGTGAATGCCGATGAGCTGCTGTTCGGGACGAACCGGGTTTACGGTGCCATCCACCAGTTCGGCGGCACCATCGAAATCGCCGCACGCAGTCAGCAGGCGTATTACCGCCAGAAGAAGAACGGCAAGATTGCCAACGAGTTCGTTCGCAAAAATAAGTCGAACTTCGCGCAATGGCACACCATTCCGGCGTATAAGATTAAAATCGAGGCCCGACCCTGGCTTGGGGTTTCAAAAGCGGAGGGGGAAACCCTTATCGATATGACAAAAAAATACCTGCAGGGGGTTTTTAACTGACGCCGTGACCAGACGCCCTGTATCGCGTTCTGGTGGTTGCTACCCTACGATGACGCACAGTGTGCTGTTGACCCGTATTATAATACGTTTTAATACGGTTCCCGGCCGCAATCGTCCTCCACGCTAACCTTCCGTTTTGCTTCCTACTCATTTTTATCTGCCCGTGGGCAGATTACCCCCTTAACGCCGTTCGTCATGATGTCGTCATAACCCCTTAACCGGAAATGACAACGGCCATGACGACCAGCTCTGCTAAAGCGACACTTGCTGTTTTTGCCCCGGGTACTCACACCGCCCTTGATGGCCGCACGATTACCTTCACGCCGGAAGACTGCATTGATCTGGCTAACAGCTATGACCCTTCCGTGTCGGAGGCTCCATTTGTTATCGGTCATCCGTCCCTGACCGCACCGGCATACGGGTGGGCTGAACGCCTTGAGTATCGTGACGGTATTGTCTATGCCGCTCCCCGTCAGGTGAATCCGGCCTTTGCGGAAGCCTTTAACGCGGGCAGCTACAAAAAACGCTCTCTTTCCATTTATCAGCCTGACAGTCCCGGCAACCCGAAACCGGGACATTTCTATGCCCGTCATGTGGGGTTTCTTGGCGCAGTGCCTCCGGGCGTGAAAGGCCTTCCGGATGCACAGTTTGCAGAGGTCAGTGGCAATAACGGTCCGCTGGAATTTGCGCTGCCGTGGGAAGCCGACAATCTGGCCAGCCTGTTTCAGTCAATTCGCGACTGGATGATCCAGGAAAACAGCATCGAACAGGCCGACTCCATCATTCCCCAGTGGCGTATCCAGTCGATTCTGGACTCCGTCACTGATGATCGTAAGTCATCCATCTCATCACTGGCCTATGCCGAGGAGAATAATGTGGACCCGAACCAAAAGACCACCGTTACGGCGGAGGAGCTCGCCCGGCGTGAAACAGCGCTGGCAGAGCGTGAAAACAAACTACTCAAGGATGAAGAAGCCGCAAAACAACGCGATGCGAAGGTGCGTCGTGATGCGGTCCTCAGCTATGCAGACGGGCTGGTTAAAGCTGGATCAATCCTGCCACGCCAGAAGAATACCGTCGTCGAAGTGCTGCTCAGCCTGGACAGCACACCACTGTCTTTTGCTGATGGTGATGCGACGGTTAACAAAACACCGGAAGAGTTACTTCGCGACCTTCTGAGCCAGAAACCCAGAGTGTTCGATTTCAGTGAGAAATCGGGGCAGTTGGGCGATGAGGTGCTCGATTTCGCCGATGCTTCCGCGCTGGCCACTGCCGCCCAGAACTGGCAGGCGGAGCAGGCAAAACAGGGTCGCACGGTCTCCATGACGGACGCGGTTAACCATGTGAAGAAAGGGGCTCAGCAATGAATATTCCGGGTCTGATCACCTGCCATAAGGCAGAAGTGGCGCTGGCATCTCGTCGCATGGTCACGCACGGCACTGTGCCGGACGAAATCACCCTCGCGGTCGATGGCAGCAAACTGATTATCGGTGTGACTACTCTTGTGGCATCAGGCGTCGGCGAACCCGCCGATGTGGTTCGCAGTCAGCTGACGCCGGTTATCTATGGCGATGACATTGTCGCGGGTGATCCGTTGACAGCGGATGCAGAGGGACGTGCGGTTCCGGCCACCGCAGGTCAGTTCTATCTGGGTTTTGCGGAGTATGACGGGGCAGAAGACGACATCGGCTCTGTCTGGATTGCACCCGGAAAACTTCCGGCAGCCAGTGGTGGTTGAGCGCTGAAATAACCCGACAGCCGCATCAGGAGAAAAATATGTCGCGCATTGTACTGACCCTCGACCAGATACGGAGCCTTTACTCTTTTGCCGAGGGCGAAGGCCAGTCTGCTTACATCATCACAGATGCCACCGTCCCTGCGCTTGAGGCGGATGATGGCTCAGTGGTTCCCGAGTATACCGGCCTGATTGTTTATTCAGAGTCAGAGCAAAGTGGCGTACTGCAGTTAGCTGATAAGTAACCGGCCATTTAACGTTTATGGCCGGTTTGACCGGCCCTTTTCAGGAGTTCAATAGTATGTCCAAAGCACCGTTTCCCATTGACCCCCACCTGACGGCGATTGCCATTGGGTATCGTAATCTCTCCCTGATTGCCGACAGCGTGTTACCGCGCGTGCCGGTGGGTAAAGCTGAATTCAAATGGTGGAAGTTCGATCTCGGTCAGGGCTTTACCGTCCCCAATACCACTGTCGGCAGGACGTCACAGCCTAATCAGATTGAGTTTGATGCTGAAGAAGCCACGTCGTCGACGAACGATTACGCGCTCGATGCGCCTGTGCCGCAGTCCGATATCGATAACGCGCCAGCCAATTACGACCCGCTGGGCCGTGCCACAGAGCGCGTATCCGACATCATCCTGCTCGACCGCGAAGTCCGCACCAGTAAAGAGGTGTTTAACGCGGCAAATTATCCTGTCGGTAATAAAGAAAGCCTTGCTGCCGCTGACCAGTGGGATAACGACGCAAGCAAGCCGATTAAGAAGATTGTCGCCGCACTCGACAAGATGATCATGCGCCCGAACGTGGCAGTGCTTGGCCGTAAAACCGCGACCGCGCTTCGCCAGAATCCGTCGGTCGTGAAAGCGTACAACGGCACGCTGGGTGATGATGGTCTGGTGCCGCTGGACTTCCTCCGTGGCCTGCTGGAGCTCGACGAGATCGTCGTGGGTTCGGCTTTCGTCAATATTGCCCGACCAGGTCAGAAGCCGGTGCTGGTTCGCGCCTGGGCCAACCACGCTTCCTTTATCTACCGCAATCTGCTGGCCGATACCCAGGGGGGCGTGACATTTGGCTTCACGGCGCAGTTTGGTTCCCGCGTTTCGGGTTCCATCGTTGATCCGGATATGGGGATGCGCGGTGGCCAGCGCGTTCGTGTCGGCGAGTCAGTGCGCGAACTTATCTGCGCAACGGACTGCGGCTACTTCTTCCAGAATGCCGTGTCGGCTTAAGCGGAGACGAGTGATGGCCGTGACCTGGTATATCCCCCTTGCTGAACTGGCTGACCGTCCGGGTGCGGTCGAACTGTCTCAGGTGACGAAGCTGCCGGGCAAGCCTCCGGCCCGACCGGAGCTGCTTGATGCGGTACTGCGTGGGGAAGAGACCACGTCATGGCCACCCGCTGAAGTGGCGGTGGCCCTTGAGGTGGTGGAGCGCATTGGCGGTGCGGTGGAAGAAGCCCAGAACCTGATTGACGGTTATCTTCGCCAGCGCGGCTACACCCTGCCGCTGGTGAAGGTCCACCCGATTCTGAGCAGTTGGGGCCGTTCCGTCGTGCGTTACAAGCTGCATCAGCATCGTATTTCTGATGAACGGACAGACCCGATTGTCCGTGATTATCGTGATGCGATGAAACTGATGGAGCAGCTGGCCAACGGCAAATTCAGCCTCGGTGCGACCGATACGCAGAAACCGGCTGGCGGTCCGCCGATGGTGGATGGACCCGGTCGCACGTTCAGTATGGATTCACTCAGGGATTTCGGGAAATGAGCAGCGAACCCTTTGCCATCAGCCTTATCGTTGAGCGACTGCAACCGCTGACTCCGGCTCCGCTGAGCTTTCTCGGCACCATTGTCGAGTACAGCCAGGTAAAAGACCTGTCGGGTTTTGCCGTACCCGGCGCATATGTGCTGATGGGGCCGGAACGCGGTATCCCCGGAAACGGGAGCCGGGCACAGGTGGCCGAGGCTGTTTTTGGCGTAGCCATCGCCGTTCGCAATTACGGTCAGGGGGCTGACGGTCTGACGCATGAAATCAGTCCGCTGATTGGCCAGATACGCGATCAGCTGATTGGCTGGATTCCGGGCAAGCTCAGCACCACGGGTATTCAGTGGCTTAAAGGCGACATTCTGGACTATGACGGCAGCACGCTGTTGTGGATGGACACCTTCCAGGTCAATCACGTAATCGGAGGCAGACGATGCCCGACGTAAAACTCCGGCAACCGCATACCCATCAGGGTAAGCGTTTTGCAGCCGGTGAAACCATCACCGTAACCGAAGCCGAAGAAGCCTGGCTCCGGAACCATCAACTTATCGGGGTTGCCTCTGTGACCGTCAGCGACACTCAGAGCAACCGTGGCAGGAACAAACAACAGGAGCCGGAAGACAATGGCACAGCAACTTGAAACCTACTATTACGGCCAGGGTAAGGTCTATCTGGCTCCCCGTCTGGCCAGTGGACGCCCCGGCGCGTTTCGCTGGATTGGCGATGTGTCCGCATTATCCCTGGCGCTGACGGTTGAGCGTCTCAACCATAAGGAGTCTTACTCTGGTCAGCGGGGTACGGTGCGCAGTTTTGTGACCAACAAAGACGGCACGCTGACGTCCACGTGGCACGAACTCTCCCCTGAGAATCTGGCGGTTCTGCTGTATGGCGAACAGGTTGTTATTCCCGCCGGAACGGTCACCGGCGAGATGCTCCCGGCAGGGATAAAGGCTGGTGAACGTTACGTCCTTGATCATCAGCGCGTCAGTGATGTGGTGATCGGCACCCTGGTAGAGGGAACCGACTATGAAGTGGATTACACCTACGGCGCGGTGACTTTCCTGACCGTTCAGGCGACGGCACCGTCCGTCAACTATGGCTACGCGGGCGCCATCAATACCACCCTGTTTACCCGGCAACCGGAAGATTTTTACCTGCGTTTTGAAGGTATCAACCTCGCTGAAGGGGGCGCAGCAAAAATCCTCGAGCTCTATAAAACATCCTTCTCCCCCGCCTCGGCGCTGGCAATGATCCAGGGGGATACTTCACTGGCGGGGCTGGAGACCACCTCCACGGTGCTGTATGACAACGCCCGGCCCGATGACCCGCAGGTTGGGCGCTTTGGCCGCGTCATTGATGTTGCGGAGCCTGTCGCATGAGCAAGCAGAAACCCGCAGATACCGAAGATGAGCTGAGCGTGCTGCTCTCGACCCGCAATATCACCATTGCGGGCCGGGGGCTGGTTATCCGCGAATACACCCTGGTGGATATGCTGCAACTGGGCGACAAACTGGATGCACTCACCCACAGTCTGGCGGAGGTCATGCAAACCCCGTGGCCCCTGATTGAAGAGATTGAAACTGTGCTGCGAAAGCACGCCGGTGATATCCCTGAACTCATCGCCTGCTCTGTGGACCAGCCCGTTCAGTGGGTGGCGCTGCTGCCCGCCGGTGAGGGGCAGAGCCTGATTGACTGGTGGTGGACCCAGAACCGCCGTTTTTTTATGAACGCTGTCGTCCGTCTGGAAACCATCAGGGCAACACGGGCGAAATTGTCGGCTTCGGCAGCATCTTCGCAACGCTCATCCGGGCCGGACACGACCCGGGCAGGCTCGGAACCTACACCCTCCGCCAGCTGACGCTGTATTACAGCGAAGCGCTACGGCAGCACCGGCAGGCGTGCATTGATCGCGTCTATGACATCAATGCCGCATTTGCCGGTGGCAATACCGCCACTCAGCGGGTGAATGCCCTGAAATCCTGATCGGGGCTTTTTCTTCCTTTATATACAGGTGCGTCATGGCCGATAACTCCACCCTCAATTTGATGCTGAAAATCCGTGCTGATTTGGCGGATGCGAGCCGCGCCCTGCAGGGGCTGGCCGGAGATGTGGAAGACGTTGGCTCTGCAGCGACTGGTAGTGCACAAAAGCTAGACAGCAGTGCCCAAGCACAGGAAAAAGTCGCAGACGCAGCCCGGACGCAGGCACAGGCTGAGCAGAGCGTGGCGGCAGCGGCATCGCAGGCAGGCTCTGCGGCCCAGCAGGCCGCGACGGATTATGCAGGGTATCAGGCAGCAATAGCCCGCACCCAGACTGAAATAGGCGGGCTTCAGGGCGGACTGGAGGGCACCACCGCCGATATCGAATCACAGCGAGCTGCCCTCACGGCTCTGGTCAACCGCATCGATCCGGTTGTCGCCGCCTATGGCCGACTGGATGACATGCAGGAGCAACTGGGCGCGTTCCGGAGTGCAGGCCTCGTCGGCGATGATGATTTTGAGCAGTATTCATCGCGACTGAACGAACTGCGCCTGCAGGTGGAGAAATCCGCGTATGCCGCGACAGATGCTGGTCGTAAAGAAGCGGCAGCAGCCCGTGAAGCGGCGCAGGCCGAGGCGCAGGCAGCGGCCACCAAAGAGCAGTTCATCACCCGTCTGCGCGAGCAGGCCGAAACACTGAATCTCACCACCACCGAGCTGCTGCAGTACAAGGCGGCTCAACTGGGTATTTCCACGGAAGCCGCCCCGCTGATTCAGCGCATCACCGACCAGACCGCCGCCATGAGTAAAGGCGGTATCAGCGCGGGTCAGTATGCACAGGCGATGCGTTATCTGCCGATGCAGGTGACTGACGTGGTGACGTCGCTTGCCAGCGGTATGCCTGTCTGGATGGTTGCCATTCAGCAGGGTGGCCAGATTAAAGACAGTTTCGGCGGCGTGGGAAATACCTTCAAAGCCCTTGCCAGCTTCATCACCCCGGCCAGACTGGCGATGGGCGGTCTGGTCGGCGTTGTGGCCGCTGCCGGTATCGCTGCCGTTTCGGCAATGAATGACCAGGAGGAATTTAACCGCTCGATCCAGAAAACCGGTAATTACGCGGGGGTGTCGTCTGGCGAACTGGAGCAGATGGCGCAACAGGGTGGCCAGCTGCGCGGTAATTACAGCCAGGTTCGCGACATCCTGAACGGGCTGGTCAGCAGCGGTCGCTTTACGGGGGAAACGCTGACATCTGTCGCGCAGGCGGCGTCCCTGATGGCAGAACTGTCCGGCGATTCAGCTGATAAGGTTGTTTCAAACTTCCTGAAAATGAGCGACAGCGCTACAACGTGGGCCGCCAACACCAACCAGCAATATCATTTCCTCGATCTGGAGACGTACCAGCGCATCCAGAGTCTGGAGGACCAGGGCAGAAAAGAAGAAGCCATTGAAGTTGCTTCTCAGGCCTTTAAAAAGGCCAGCGAAGAACGTTTGCGCCTGATGGAGCAGCAATTGAATTGGGTTGCAAGAGCCTGGAAGGGAGTTAAGGATGCAGCAAATGATGCCTGGCAAGGTATCAAGGGGGATGTGGCCTCTGCGCTGGGAATTAATGCCCTTGACGATCAGATTGCTCGTCTGGAGAAAACCATCGCTGATGGTGGAATTAATGCTGGTAAAGCCTTTATCCCTGTAACAAAAGCTGATCGTGATCGACTGGAGGCTCTTAAACAACAACGAGAGGAAATGCTGAAAGTCGTACAACTGGAAGCAAAGAAAAAACAGACTGATGCAGAAACTATTACTGCTGCCGAAAGTCTTCGAAATACCCGGAAGAACAATCGGTCAGATATTGAGAAAGAAGAGGATGCATTAGAAGCCCTTCGCAAAAACTACGAGACAATGTGGAAAAGCGCGACCGGACGAGATGAACTTCAGTCCCGTGGCGTCACCAGTACCGATGGTAAAAACTTTTCTGGCGGTCAGTGGGATATCGATGCTAAGGCCCTGGATAAATCCGCCCAGAAGGCCGAACAGTACAACAAACAGCTGCAGCAGACGCTGAACCAGAAAAAAGCCATCACTGAGCTTGAGCGCGTTGAGGCTGATATCCGCGATGGGGCGCTTTCTGATGCCACCAAAGAAGAGCAGGACAAAGCCCGCGCCACGGCAAAACAGATTGATGCGGCCACTGCAGCTAACAAAGCGGCGAAAGATGGTCAGTCTCACGCCAAACAGCAAGAAACCTCCAATAAAAACTTCATTAAGCAGCTTGAGGATCAGGCATCAAAACGGACTCAGGGCGCAGCGGCTACACGTGAACAGGAAATTGCCACCCGTAATCTGACCGCCGAACAGCGGCGGCAAGCCGAAGCGGCAAATGCAGCCATCACCGCTCAGGAGTTTAAGGGGCAGAATCTCCAGCTCCAGCTCGAATACATGCGGGATACTGGTGATGCTGCGGGGGCATCCATGCTCGAGCTGAAGGAGCGTGTTTCTGACCTCCGCCGTGAGTTTGAAGCCAGTGGCAACACAGCAGGGCTGAACTGGCTCAATAAGCTGCTTCCTGTCGCTGAAACCAAAATTCGCGTTGATGATCTGAAAAAACAGCTGGATGACCTGTTCACGTACCAATCCCAGCAGGAAACCAGCATTCAGGCGCAGGTTCTGGGCGGTCTGCTCAGTGAGATTCAGGGCCGCCAGCGCCTCATCCAGCTCCATCAGGAGGTGGGCGATAAGATAAAGGGGTATCTCCCGCAACTGAAAGAACTGGCCACCGCCCCCGGTGAAGCCGGTGAAAAAATCAGGGACATGATCCGTCAGCTCGAAGAGGTGCTGGGGAAGCTGAACCAGTCGGGACATGAGCTGACGAAGGCATTCCGCGACGGGTTACAGAACGGTATCGAAAGCTCCCTGATGGGGCTGGCCAAAGGCACCATGAACCTGAGCGCGGCCGTGAAAAATATGGCTCTCAGCATCGTTAATAGCATGGCGGCACTGGCATCACAGCAACTGGCACAAATGGCCACATCCGCGCTGATTGGCAGCAGTGGTGGTATCGGTGGTCTGCTGGGTAGCGTGTTTGCCGCCGAGGGCGGTCAGGTCCGTGGTCCGGGCTCCACCACCTCAGATTCCATCCCTGCTATGCTCTCCGACAAGGAATTTGTGACACGAGCCTCAGTCGTACAACAACCCGGTGCACTGCCATTCCTGCATTCCTTCAACCGCCACGGTATGGCCGCACTGGAGGGATGGTTGCCCCGCGTTCGCCACGCTACCGGGGGGCTGGCTGGCATTCCGGCTCAGAATATGCCGGTTCCGGCGTCTATCCCCGAAACCGCATTGACCCGCAACGATGGCGCGTCAATGCCACCCATCAGCCTGCAACAGCAACTGGTCTTTGACGCCGGTGAGGCTTACACCGCTGGCGCAAATACACTGGCAGGCCAGCGTCAGTTCACGACATCGCTCAAGGCGCAGGTGCCAACCCTGAAGCAGTGGCTGGGGCTGAACAAATGACGACGTTAATCCCCTGGCTGGCGGACCCGGAGTGGTCCCGTGGCGTCACCGAAATGCTGGAGTGGAAAACGGATGTGCTGCAGTCGCCGACTGGTGCTGAGCAACGTATTTCCCGGCGATTATCCCCTCGTCGGTCTTTTGAGTTCACAGTGCTGTTGTATGACACCGACCGTCAGCGTTTTGAGAACACACTCTGGCAGGGTTATGCCGGTGTCTGGGCAATGCCGGTTTTTCCGGATGTTTTTGCCCTGCCGGTAGCGGTACACAGTGGCGCGGTTTCTCTTGCCGTACCGACCACAGGACGGGATTTTTCCGTCGGTGGAACGGCGTTGCTGAAAAGCGGGGAGGCCTTCGGCGCGACCAGCCGCCAGGTGACGGTCGCGGGTATTACCCCGGATGCTATCCAACTGGCAGTACCTCTCACCGACAGCTGGCCTGCGGGGTCGCTGATTTACCCGGTACGTCCTGCCGTACTGACCGAACCCCCGTCGTTGTCCCGGCTGACCGATACCGTCATGACAGCTCAGGTCCGCTTACGTATCGGGGAACATACTGCATTCAGTGATACGCCCGTGCTCGCACAATATCGTGGTCACCCGGTGCTGGAGTCCGAAACGGACTGGTCTGACGCTGTCAGCAGCAGCTATCAACCGCTGCTGCGGGAACTGGACAATGGCAGCAGCGTGCCATATCGCCTTGATACTGCCGGACGTCCGTTCTGGCAGCAGACTCACAACTGGACCCTGTCCGGGCGTACTGCTCAATACTCGCTACGCCAGTTGCTCTGGTTTTTACGGGGACGGCAGCGGGCAATCTGGGTGCCCCATGGGACATCCGATTTCACGCCAGTGTCTGGTATCAACGGCAATGCGTTTGACATCGCGGAGGCTGGGTTTGCCGAGCTGGGTGTCCGCCCGGGCCGACGTGATATCCGTATTTTACTGGCTGATGGTACCCGCCATTACCGGCGTGTCACTGCAGTCACTCTGGCAGGTTCCGGGACCGAACGCATCGCCATTGATGGTTCCACGCTGTCCGCCAGCCGGTCGCAGATCCTTTCTGTTTCCCTGATGACCCTCGCCAGGCAGGACCAGGACAGTGTGTCCTGGGATCATGTGACCGACGCCGACGGCGTTGCCCGCGTTTCCACCACCTTTACCGGAGTTCGTGATGAGCTGGAGTGAATTTGAATATTCCGTGGCTGATGGTCAGCCGCTGACGTTGTACCAGTTCCAGCTGGGGGACGCCCTTTTCTGGCGCTTCACTAATGCTGATAAAAATATCGACTTTGCAGGCCAGGTCTGGGAATCGCAGGCCATCAGCAACAGCGGCCTCAGTTCCGGCAGCAGTGACGGTATGGATATTACTGTTCCGGCCAGTAACCAGGTTGCGCTTTTATTTCGTGCCACACCACCGTCGCGTGCCGTCAGAGTAAAGGTTATGCGCTGGCACGCAACGGATACCTCCGGTGAATTCCGTGTTGTCTGGATTGGGGAAATCAGCAGCGTCAAGCGGGAGCAAATCGAGTCCTGCAAGTTGATCACCGTCAGTCTCGCCAGCACGTTTTCCCGGGTCGGCCTCCGCCTCACCTTCGGACGCCAGTGCCCGTATGCGTTGTACGACCATAACTGCCGTGTCGATCCCCTCCAGTTCGCGGTCACTGGCGTGGTGATTACCTCACTTGATGGCTCGTCATTTACCGCAAATCTGCCGGGTGGACTGGCCAGTGACTGGTTCTCCGGCGGGTATATCGAGTTCAGCCGTGACGGTTATACCGAACTGCGCGGTTTGCGGGCTCAGGAAGGCAACCGGCTCCATCTTTTCGGAGGGACGACCGGCCTGCAGGCAGGCCAGTCCGTCACGCTGTATCCGGGGTGTGATCGCACGATTACCACCTGTGACAGCAAATTTGCCAATCATCTTAACTACGGTGGCCAGCCGCATATGCCCGGTAAATCCCCGTACACCATCATCAAGCTGTTTTAGGAGGGGGATGCCATGTGGTGGGCTGTAGCTAAATACGTGGCGGTTCTGATTGCATCCTATGTGATCAATACCGCGTTAGCACCAAAGCAAAAAAACTCTACACCGGAAGCGGCCACCGAGGATGACTGGAATATGCCCATGCCCGATGAGGGCACCCCGCAGTGCATTTTCTTTGGTGACTGCTGGACGGCTGACTGGTTCGTCCTCGGGTACGGTAACTATCGCTATAAAGCGATAAAGAAATAAGGAGATCACCATGCAGATAACGATGGAGCATATTCGCGCCGGTGGCGGTTGCGCCTGGGGATTACGGACCTTCTTTGTCCGTCACAATCTGGATTTACAGGCTTTTCTGCGGGACGGGGGGATTGACTCGCAGGTACTGCTGGCGACCGGCGATGCCCTGGCAATACAGGTCGTTGAGCTCGCGCAACAGCAGGCACAGAAGGAGGCCCAATAAATGGGTGGCGGCGGTAAAGGTTCGAAAAAAGTCACGGTGGGCTACCAGTATTACTGGGACCTTCATGCAGGACTGGGACGCGGGCCGGTGAATGAGATTGTCGCGATCATGGCGGACAAAAAAACAGTGTTCGCCGGAACTCCCGGGCAGATATCTGCCAGCACGTCCATCTATATCGACAAACCGGAGTTGTTTGGTGGCGATGATACGGGCGGTGAAGGGGGTATTCAGGGGCAGCTCGATATTCTGATGGGCGAACCGGATCAGGTTCCCCCTCCATCGCTTCTTGGGCTGCTTACTGGGCTGGTTCCGGGATTCAGAGGGCTGGCGACCACTTTCTTCAGCGGCCTTATCAGCAGCTACAGTGCAAGCCCCAAGCCGTGGTCATACCGGATGCGTCGGACCACGAAGGGATGGGATGGTGATGCCTGGTACCCCGAAAAAGCGGTGATCATGCTGCAGAATACGGATGCTCAGATTGATGGCAGTGCCGATTTGACTGCAGAGCAGCTCAGTAATCTTCGCCAGATCCATGCCATGAACCCGGCGCACATCCTGGTGGAATGTGCCACTAATCGTGACTGGGGACGACAACTGACACGCAGCGAAGACCTTGACCTCGACAGCTACCGTGATGCTGCAGACACACTGTTTAATGAAGGATTCGGCTTGTGCTTCCGTTACAACCGCCAGGATGGGCTCGATACGTTCGTCCAGCAAATCCTTGACCATGTGGGGGCGGTTCAGTATGCCGACCTTGAGACCGGCAAACTGACCCTGAAACTGCTCCGTGGGGATTACAGTACGGATGATTTGCCGCTGTTCACCTATGACAACGGTATTATCGCCGTCCAGGACGACGACAGCGCCAGTACGACCTCAAACCCGAATGAGATCGTGGTGACCTGGCATGACCCTGTCACTAACGCGGATGGAGAGGTTCGCGCCCAGAACCTCGGGGCCATCCAGATTAGCGGTCTGAACAGCAGCTCGGTGGAGTACAAAGCGATCCCCACCCACTCTCTGGGTGCCAGAGTTGCCCAGCGTGATCTTGAAACCGCCCAGTCAGAGCTGACCCGCCTGGTCATCCAGTTTGACCGGCGCGGCGGTATTTTGCGCCCGGGCGGTGTTTTCCGTGTCCGGCTTCCGGACCGTAATATCGACAATATGGTGTTACGGGTGGGAAAAATTGAAGAGAGCGATACTGGCGTTCTGACACTTACCGTGGTCCAGGACGTCTTTGGCCTGCCGTCCACTTCATACAGTTCCGGGCAACAGGGCAGCGGCTGGACTCCGCCGGATAAAGCAGCTCGTCCTGTATCGATACAGCGCCTGATCGAACTGCCCTACGCTGTGCTGGTCAGCACTGTGGGTCAGGCCGAACTGGCGTATCTCAGACCTGAATCCGGTTATCCTGGCGTGATGGCTGTCGCGCCGACCACGCTCAGTATCAACTACCAATTGCAGACCCGTGCTGCCGGAGGCGAATTTACTGATCGCGGTCAGGGTGACTGGGCATACTCGGGCATACTGAAAATGCCAGCAGGCCGACTCAGCACGATTCTGCATGTTGATATGGCCACTTTTCCTTCTCCGGGAGAGCCTCTGCTCATTGATGATGAGGTTCTGCGTGTTGATGCCGTTGATGTTGCCAACGGGACGATCACTGTCGGGCGGGGTTGTATCGATACCTTACCTGCAGGCCACCTGGAAGGGGCCCGTTGCTGGGCCTGGCAGGATGCGCTTGAGTCTGACAGCGTGGAGTATCTGGCCGGGGAAACCGTTGAAGTCCGTTTACTGACCCGGACCAGTACAGAAACCCTGGTTGCTTCTGCCGCTCCGGTCATGTCCATCACCATGAATCAGCGACAGACACGCCCCTACCTGCCGGGGAACATTCGCGTGAACGGTAGTCGGTATCCTTCCGCAGTCGCGGCTGCAGACAGTTTTACGCTGACATTTGCGCATCGTGATCGTCTCCTCCAGGCTGACCGGCTGATTGACTGCACCGAGGGCAATATAGGGCCGGAACCGGGTGTTGAGTACGTGATTACACTGACAAACACAACTACCAGTGCAGTCGTCTGGACTCAGACGACTGCAGACAACTCCGTACTGTTGCCATACCTCGCCGATTCCAGCCACAGCAGCGCGTCCACTCACATTCTCACGATGTGGAGTTCACGCGATGGAACTGAATCGCTCTCTCGCTTTCAGGCTGTTCTCCCGGCAGGGATTTATTTGCTCCCCACAGAGCCTGATCCAGAAGGAAGTAGCTCATGAACCCTGTCAACCAGGATAACTATTACTATGGTCAGGGAAAAGTCTATCTCTCTGCCCGTGATGGCAGTCGCCGCGGTAACTGGCGCTGGATAGGTGATGTTTCAGCCCTGAATGTGGCACTGACGTATGACCAGCAGATCAGCAAGGTTTCGCGTGCCGGTAGTCTGTTGCAGGCAAACCGCGCCATTACTTCACGCAATGGCAGCCTGACGGCAACCTGGCATAATTTATCGGCCGATAATCTGTCAATTTTGCTCTATGGCGAACGGTACCAGTACCGGCAAAACTGGGTGGGTGATGAGGAGTTGCCTGATGGTATTGTGGCAGGTGATCGCGTTTGTCTTGAATTCCAGAATGTGCGCGATGTCACTCTGTCGGGGCTAACTGAAAATGAAGATTTCACTATCGACGCTGATTGGGGGGCCATTGAGTTTCTGAAAACCCCTTCCGTACAGCCAGTGTTCGCCAGTTATGACTACGCCAGTTATCAGGCTGTTCCGGTATTGACATCGGCACCTGGTGAATTCGCGTTGAGGTATGAAAGTATCAACCTGGCCGAGAATGGCCGAAAAATACTGGTCGAACTGTACCGCATCAATATCGATCCAGTGGGTGTGCTGGATCTGATTAATACCAGCAACACCTTAACCGGACTAGACACCACATCATTGATCCTTCCTGACTTACAAAAACCACGGTCTCAACAGCTGGGTATGTTCGGACGTATCTCAATAATTAATGACTTCCAACTTATCACCTACAACGACGAAATCAACTTCGATGGCGAGCATAACTTTGCCTATTAACTCTACGGGAGACAGATAATGGCTACTTTACCTGAATCGTCAGAATGGGCTGATGGTGTTTATCAAATTGAGCGAAGCGATCCTGTCGGAGGTGGTCCGGAGGGAGCGGCGAATAAACCGCTAAAAGCTCTGACTAATCGTACACGGTGGTTGTACGATAAATTCACTACCGCGTTTGATGGCTTTGGTTGGATGCAACTTGGGAACTGGGCCGTTGGACTCGAAGTGTCATTACGCACACAAATTGTCAATTTTAATGACACCTGGTATCGCTATCGGGGAAATCTGGATGCACCACATGTTATTGAAGGTGACTCACCCGATAATGATGGCGGCATCTGGTCATCATCTAATCCTGATGGATTATGGGTTGATGTAGGTGATTCCGCACTGATCTCTCTCATTCTCAATGCCACGGGCAGTGCGGGAATCGAAGCGGCCATTTCTGATTTGGCTACAGCTGCATACTCAATCAAAAATCGCAGACTTTTGGGTCTGGCTAATAACAAACTCCGTAGTGGAGCTGCGGTTAATATTGTTTGTGTCGGTGACTCGATTACGTACGGCTACGATGTCACATCCTCAGACAAACTGGATCCGTTACCTGGACACACGACGACCCGTGCGCCAATTCAATACCCGGCCAGGCTGCAGGATAAGTTGAATTTTTTTACTGACAGTGTTGTTACGGTATTCAACAGAGGCTACAGCGGGGATACAGCTTACACCTGTTACAACCGCTGGCCGGAGAACCCGGCTTGTCATGTTGCTCACATCATGCTCGGCATTAATGATGCCTTTGGGCGACATGACGCCACGTTTGAGCAATACGGAGAGTACTACGAGAAATTGATCCGACGCTACATTGACTGGGGGCATGGGGTGGTGATCCATACTGCGTCAGCGCAAACCTTCAATAACGCAAACCAGGGTGGCACACGGTATACGCAATATGTGCGCAGCCTGGCCGAATCCTACGGTTGCCCGGTGTTTGAGAGTGAGGGGGTTCACCAGTATTGTCGGTTTGCTCAGGTGTACAGTGACGCCACGCATTTCAACAAAGCTGGCTATGCAAAATACGGCGACGCTGTTGCGGCATTTATCCTCGCCAGCGGCTGGGTTCGGCCCGTGAGGCCACTCAGTGCCACTGCTATGCAACAGCCTGGACGTTCAACGGAAGGGATTGGATGGTATGGGGCAAAGGGGGCAAAACTGGGAGTTGACGAGGCAAACTCATACACCTGGAACGGTCAGACCGGGAAGCTTGACGCCGGTGGTCAGGGGGTCCACTCGTTCAGTTTCTTCCTTGAAGCTGAAGCGGCAAATATCTATGCCGTCGCTCGATTAAACGGAGCCACTATCAGCCTGTCAGATCCGGTGACCACGGTGGAGGGGCAGGAGGCTGCAAATACAATTCCGCTGAAATTTATGCCTCGCCATATAGCGGAAACAAAGTCTTATACAGTGTCCAGTCGCCCGGCGGGATATAAAAGCTGGATGGGATCATTGGTGGGAAGGGGGTGGAAAACAGTTTATATCCAGCAAAACTCGGATAACACCGCTGCGGTGTATGTTAATGAACTGGTGATCGAGCCTTGCGATCCGGACCTGGCATGCCAGTCAAATGACAAGGTCGTCCCTGCTGTTAAGGAAATTTGGGTTTTCAATTGCCCTGTAACCCCAATCAGCAGCCCTCAGAGCGTATTGCCAGCCAAGGAGTCTATGCCCTTAAAGGTGTATTTCCCGTTGCCTAAGGGCCTTTTCCGGCAATCACAGATCTGGAGTAACTGGTATGATAACCTCAAGCTTGAGATATCATTAACAACGCGGGCGAGCAATAACGGCGACACCTATAACGGTGTTCATAAGCTGGTTGCCTTTACGACGACGTCTGCAAACGGTGCAAACCTGGCGTCTATCGAGACGATGTTTAAGTCTCAGCCGAACTGCCTCAAGCCATCATCAATTACCTACGGTTATGCATACCCTAACGCGCCAGAAGTAATAACTGAAAATACCTACCCGCAAGCCATACCGGGAGGCCGGCAGATGTATCTCGTGCTGAACTTTCCAGCTAATCCGGCAGCGTATTACTCTCTGGAAGTTGAATGCAGTTCGATTCTTCACTCGAACGGTAATTTCATGTATTAAATGAAGTCCGCAAGACAGGAAGAGCTAAAAGATTCCAGTAAGTCATACATTATCTTGCTGGCATCATCTGCATCTTCGAACGCGACCATGTAACCAGACAAAACAGAAAGTCACGGCAAGGATGCCGATATTCTCTAATGAGCAACTTCCTGGATGATTCTGTGGCGACGCAACAATAGATGGTCTGGTACCTATTTCGTTCTATCTGTAATGGTAATTATCTTTCAAATACCAAAACACGCAGAGACATCATTTATCGCGCGGGAATGGAGGCATTTATCGCGCGCCGCATCACAAGGGAGCCCGACTGAAGTACCGCTTTATCAATGAGCACCGCACTGTATGGGGTGTGATGACAATGTGTCGGGTACTGGATGTCGCCCGGGCCGGGTTCTACGCGTGGCTGCATAACCCGGTCTCGGCACGTGATAAAGATAATCAGCGTCTGCTGACGCTTATCCGTGACTCCTATTCACTGAGCGGAGGCGTATACGGTTACCGGCGGGTTCATGGCGACCTGAACGAAATCGGGGAAACCTGCGGTAAAAACCGGGTGGGCCGTATTATGCAACTGAACCGGATTAAAGCCGTGCGCGGCTATAAAGCGCCGCGTCGTATCGCTGGCAGACCTTCAGTGGTTGCCCCTAATCGCGTGCAGCGGCAGTTTACTGTTGTCCGGGCCAATCAGGTCTGGGTCACCGACATTACTTATAGTGTGCCCGGAGTTCAGGGCGGGCATGGATGCTTAAATGAACCGCGAGTCTGTCTGGAATATTGA